CCTACTGCCTGACCGAACTCGTGGCACTCACGATGAAAGGCTTGGAGGACGACCACGGCATCGTCGTCACTCAGGTCCGCTATCTCCAGACCGGCATCGAGCATCGACTTGGCACCGGCATAGAAGGCACGCCGCATCTCGACACGCTGGATGGGCGGCACATCGGGCGGCATCACGCGCCGCATCAGTTCGTCAAACCGCTGGGCGATCGTCATCATGTTGTTACCTCGGAGTGACGCCATCGGGCGGTGTCTCGCGCGGTGGCGGTGGTTCAATCTGGCGGACCATCGAATGCGCCTGACCCACGAGCAGCGCGCCGAGCCGCTGAAAATGATCCAGCTTGACCGCTTCCTTCTCGCTCACGCGGTTGCGCGGGATCAGGGCAGCACGTCGAAGATGGCGTCCCTGTTTACGCGTGCCCTGCTTGAAGCCCTTGAAGTTATAGCTCACCCGTTCATCAGGGAGCAGACATCGAAAGCCCAGACCGGGCAGTGCCACAATTTCCAGTCCTTCATCGATCAGCATCACGCGTCTCCACTTATCGGTGATCGTGCGGAAACGTGTCACGGTATGCTTCACGCCGAGAATCTTCTCGACCTGTTCATGGGTGACTTCATCGCCCTCGGTCATCACCAGTTCCTCACGGAGCCGCTTCACGTCCATGTTGGTTGGCATGCCGCCAAAGTACATTCGCATCGTCGTTCTCCATGAAGTGCGCATTGCGCCCAAACCTCGCCTTGCCAAACCCGACCGCAGCCTGCCAAACCAAGCCAAACCCCAGCGAACCCGACCGGACCATGCCCGACCCAACCGGACCCCACCGCGCCTTGCCGAGCCTTGCCTGACCCCGCCGCACCCCGACAAACTGTTAGCACTGGCAAGCAATTCTGCTTGCCGCTGATAACAGCCAGCCCTCACCACACCAGACCTGACCCCACCGTACCCCGCCACGCCATACCGCACCTTGCCTGACCGCGACTACCGCGCCAGACCAGACCCAGCCCTGACCTACCGAGCCGAAGCGTGCCCCGCCGCACCCTAAGCAACCCAACCTTGCCCTAACAAGTCACACCGAGCCCTGCCCAATTCGCACTGGCAAGCAATAATGCTTGCCGCTGCGAACAGCCCTCACCAAACCTTGCCGCACCGCGCCGTACCCTGGCATGCCCGACCTAACCGTATCCCGCCGAACCGAACCCCAAGCCAATTCCCAAAGATCATTGCGGGCAATCAGCCTTGGGAACTGGTCACGCTGCAACCTGTTCAAGTGATTCGAGAACGAACATGCCGTACTGTCCCGGCGTCCTGCCACCCGGCCTCCAGTCTCCGAGTCCCTTGTAGCGACCTGCATAGGTGATGATGTCTCGCAGCACATCCAGCGTTATCTGTTCATCGACCACCACCAGTTCGAACCGCAATGAACAGTCATCGAAACGGGCACGCACGCGGATGTGTTTCGTCTGGCCGACCTTCACCCGCTTGACGAACAATGAGAACCCCAGACGGGCAACGGCGTCCTCGTGCCGGTTGAAGTCACGTTCCTTCATCAGCGCATGAACCGGAGCAACCTGGATCGGCTTGCCGCGCACGAGCAGCGGTATGAACGGCGTGGCAACCATCATCCCGCTTTGCGTCTGTGACTTGAATGTCTTGCCCGACTTGCCACCGGGCACCAGTACCATCGCGCCCGCGTCCCGAAACGAGGACATCAGGTAGTCGGACGGGATCGCGATGACCTTGCCATCGTGGGGAACGTGTCCGACCCATCGCCACGCGGGCGTGCGGTCATCACCGGCACGGGAGAATTTCTTGTTCGCCGGATCGGTGCGCCACTGGTCCATCTTGTCGGCCCATGAAACGTCGTCCGCGTGAAACAGGATCGGCGTGGTGCTGCGCAACGTGACCGCAAAGCGGCGCACGGTCTGGGCGATGACTTCATCGTCCACAACTGCTGCATCATCGATTGCACTCATTAAAGCCTCCAGAAAGGACGCGCGTTACTGATCATCGAACTGGGCGGCGCGCGCCGAGTACATCTCGCCCAGTTCGTTGCGCTGCTGCTCGTCTGCCACAAGGCGGATCGTGTCCGCTGCCAGGTCAAGCCCGTCCTTGTCGGTCGCCGCGTTCAACTGATCCGCGACCTGCGCGAATGTCATCACGGGATCGGGATCGACCGGCTCTGGCGTGGCCGCGGGCTTCGGCGTCTTCGATGCGTGGAGCTTGTCCGCATACGCCTTGCGCGCCGTCTCCTTGTCTGCATCGCTGGGCAGCTTCACCGCCAGTTCACCGGCCTGCGTGAGCGCCACCGCATCACCCGCCTCGTGGATCGCCTTGAGCACGTCTGCCAGCTTCGGCGGCGCGTTGCGCTTCAGGGCCTGCTTGACCTCGGCGGTACGCGATGCACGGGTGGCCGCGGGCTTCGGCACTTCATCGACCACACCCATGTCCAGCGTCTCCTGCGCGAGCCGTTCCTCGGGCGTGTAGACACCGAGCAGCACATCAGGCGTGTGGCGGCGTGCCCACTTGCGGATCGCGAGGAAACATATCTGCTGCTGCGGATCGGTCGCCCACTGCGTTGAAAAACGCGGGTACGCCTGCGACATCATCACCGTGACCTCACGCGGCGTTGTCTCGTCATTAAACGTGGCACGCACGATCACACCGAGTCCTTCCTCGTCCTCGGGCGTGTAGGTCGCCACGTACATCGCGCCGCCCGTCCTGTCCGAGGTGCTTTTCTCGCACTTGCCCAGGACCTGCGACCAGTCCCCGATGAACTCGTAGGTGGGCCGGTTGCGGATCGGCGCGAGCGAGGTCACGACCGCCGACACAAGCTGCCCCTCATAGCCCAGTTGCCCGCCCTTGGTCACGTGGGTCTTCTGTGCGACTGCATACGGGTCCATGCGCCAGCGGTATGCCTGTGCCACGATCGCAAAGCAGTTACCGGGCTTGCCACGAAAGTGGTCAGGCACGGCCACGGTAGCGCTCGCCATCATGTTCGCCATGCGCTCGAACTGCTGGAACAGGTCGGGCGTGATGTCGAAGTGGGCGGGCTGGACAACGATGTTCGCCAGTCCTTCATCCTGTGCGTTCATTCCTTCGGCTCCTTGGGTTTGATAAACCGGCAATCGATGTACTTCGTCTCCTCGACCGTATGGCGCTTGCGGACAATTTCCTTGCGCCGGTAATGCCCGCCTGACGGGAGCATGCCGATCGCCGCATTGCCCATCGCTTCGAGGATGTGCGCACTGGCGGCATCCTGTGCGTCCGTATAGCGCCTGATGTGTTCGGCACAATCGAGCCTGACCTCGTGCCAGTGCTGGATGCCTTCATCGAGTTCGATGGTCGTGCCATCGCTGCCCGGATGCATACGCTTGAGCAGTCCAATCGCACTGGACGCCTCATACTCAAACTCGGGCTCCTCGCCGGTCTCGACCTTCTGCCAGAACTGCGCCTCGCTGTCGATGACCAGTTCCTCCAGTTCGGCATCGCGCTCGATGGTATAGACCTGCAAGCGGTTGCCGCCAATGCAGGCCGCGATATCGAACACGGGCAGGTCGGTGACGATCATGTAATGCACGACCTGGAGCGCATATTCGATCGGCACCTCATCTGAACCTTCTTCGTTGCCCCATTCGCCATAGCGGTGGGCGAAGACATCAACATTTTTGCATTCCAGCCCGCGCCGTTCGCCTTCTATCCGTCTGTCGATGTTCGCGATCATCCACGGATACTTCGGGTGTCGAAGTATCTGGTTGCTACGGCGCACCCGCACGCCGCGCGTGACAGCATAGCGGTCCGCAATCACCGCCTCCATCACCTTGCCGAACGCCATGCGCTCCGTCTCGGGTTCGTCATCCTCAAGCAGGCCGCGCTTCTCTGCCCACAGTTGATACGGCGACTTGTACGAGGACAGTGCCAGCGCGGCAGCGCAGTCACTGCCGCCGATGCCGGTCCTGCGCTCCGCTAACCACTTTTCGCGATCCATGCATGCCTCCACGGGTAAACCAGGATCGATTAATGGGAATGAGAATCAAACAGGGACGACTGGTAGAACAGGCTGATGTCGACCCGAGGTGATGCGTATTGCATGCGCATCGACCACCATTGCCTGCGCAAAGGTTTCGGGATGCGGCGCAGTGCGCCACGGTATGACATCGGGGAGCGGCGGCTGAAGTCAAACATCGGGATGGCTCCTGTGTGTGAAGATGCGCACGACCCACAGGTCATTGATCAGGTCGCGCCATAACGGCCCGACTTCCGGCACCAGTTGCACGGGCAACGTGTTCTTCACGGCGAGCGCTGCATCGAGCAGGACATCAGGATCGACCGCCTTCAGCACCACCAGGGTGTTGGCTCGTTGATCGATGGGCAAAGCGATATCCGCAAACGGGTCGGGGACGCGTTTCATTTTTTCTTACCTGCGGGGATGTAGGAATTCAGAATAGGATGTTGAAAACGGTAAATCAAATGCCTCTTTGAGACGAGTGAACAAGCCCGTTAAATAAACCTTAAGGAATTCTGAAGCCTCGAACAGGTATTAAAGTGATATCACTCTGCAACACTTAAGAAACGCTGAAAGCAGCTTACGCCCGCCCGACAAGCGTGGCAGGCAAACCGTAAGGGCCAGTTGGTAACACAAATGCCTTGCTGCATTGCTAACCCGCGCGGGTACTTGCTCACAGGCGGATCGTAATGTGACGATGGGTATCAGGGAAAATCCCAGGAGGTGCGGGAACGGACGGATGGGACGGATGGCTACCGATGACTACCGATGAGTACGTAACCAATTGTGACATTGATACGGATGGCTACTGATCAGACGTATTAAGCGGATTAAGCCGATTAGGACATATTGGGATTTTTTGATTTAAGCAACGATATTGATTACCGTATATTCCAATGCACCCGGAGTTAATTCCATGGACGCCAAACGCACGCTAAAGCAGCAGCTTGCCGCCAGGGGTCTGGTCGCGCTCGATCGTGCGATCAGCATCGCCGGGACCCAGGAGCAACTGGCGATGCTGATCGGCGTCACACCTGGGGCTATCTCGCACTGGCGACGCAAGGGCATGCCCATCCCGCTCGAACACGTGCCGCGTATTGTCGCGCTGGCACAGGATGTCCGTGTCAGTCCGTACACCTTAAGACCCGACTATGCCGAGGGCTGGGCACTGCTCGCGCGCCAGCTTGCCGCGTGCCATGTCGGCGTGATGCATTCGGTATGGACGGACGATGAACCCGAAGCCGAAGCAGTTACGGCATGATGGTGCCAACCATGTCACGTACCCGAACGCTCAAGGGCAAGTTTTTCCAGAACGAGGTCCTTGGGCAGATACCGCCATTCGGGCGGTTGCTGTTCGCGGGGCTATGGACGATCGCCGACAAGGAGGGACGGCTCGAAGACCGGCCCGCGCGCATCGTGGCGGAACTGTTCCCGTATGACCGCGAACTCTCCGCCGATGATGTCGACCATCTGCTGATGCTGCTCGATGTCGGCGGGCTGATCACGCGTTACCAGATCGACGGGACCGCCTACATCGAGATCACGAAGTGGACCGACCACCAGCATCCGCATCCGCGCGAGATCGACAGCACGATCCCGCCTTTCAATAGCAGTGAAAACTGTAAACGAAGGCAACGCCTAGGCACGACCCAAGGCATGACCCAGGCGGTGCCCGAGCATGACCTAGGCATTACCCAGGGACATGCCCAGGCCACGCCAAGGTATACAGAGAGCCCGGCGGGTTCTACGGGTTCTACGGGTTCTACGGGTTCTACAGTAAACCCCCTGCTAACTACCTCAGTGGTATGCATAGGTGAGAGGGCACGCGAAAAAAAAACTTCGCGCGCCTCGCGCCTCGCGCACGACTGGCGACTGCCCAACGAGTGGGGGCAATGGGCGATGCGGGAATGCTCGATGACACGCCAGCAGGTCGAACGCACTGCGAAGATGTTCGCGGACTACTGGCACGCGAAGGCAGGCACGAAGGCGGTCAAGCTGGACTGGCTCGCCACATGGCGCAACTGGTGCCGCAGGGAACATGACGAGTTTGGTCCGCCCAACGGCGCACCCGTCACCTCTGGCAAGCAGCAGCACGCCCGCGCCCTGACCGGCTACGACCAGCCGCCGTCCAACGGTGGCGTGTACGAGGCAACACCTGAGGAGGTTCGCCATGTCGGCCCAAAGCACTGAGACGCTTGGCGCGTACGTGTTCCGCAAGATGGCGCTGGTCTACGGCTCGAAGTTCACCGCGCTGTGGGCGGATGTCGACCCCGAAGAGGCGAAGGCCGAATGGTCGAAGGCACTGCACGGCGTATCACGCGAAGACCTGCGCCGTGGGATTGCCGCGCTGTACCACACGCGCTACTGTCCGACCCTGCCCGAGTTCCTTGCCCTGTGCGAACCGCCGAACACGATGCCGCTCGCGCATCAGTTCCGCATCGAGGAGACGATCGACCGCACGGACAGCCCGACCGCGCGTCTCAGGCTTGCCGAGATCGCGGGCAAGATAACGCGCCGCGAACCGTCCCCCGGCAAGGGCATCGAGTGGGCACACCGGCTTGTCGAGCGATCGCAGTGGGACGAACACGTGACAACGCAGCAGCTAACCTTCGCCTGCGAGGCGATCGCCCTGTGGGAGACGACGCATGGCACCGCGCATGCCCAGGGCGAAGGTGAGCCGTTACGGGAACCCGGCTGCGATGACGAGGTGGCGGCATGAGGATCGCCTTCACGATCTACGGCGAACCCGCGAGCAAGGCGAACTCGCGCGAGATCGTCACGCGGAAGATGCGCAACAAGACGACCGGGCAGTTGAAGGTACGCCCGATGTCGATCAAGTCGGACAAGGCGCGCGGGTACGAGCATGACGCCATGCTCCAGATTCCCGTCACCGCCCGCCAGCGCCTGACCGGTCCCGTGCGCGTGGAGCTGCGGATCTACTACGCGTCCGAGCGGCCCGACCTGGACGAGGCTGTGGTGCTCGATGTGATGCAGGACCGCTGGCGTACGATCCACCGCAAGAGCGGCGACGTGCGCGAACTCGTGGCCGCGGGCGTGTACCGCAACGACCGGCAGGTACGCGAGAAGCACGTGTACCACGGCATCGATCGCGTGAACCCGCGTGCCGAGATTGTGATTGAACCCTTGCAGGCGCAACAGGTGGCGCTTGCCCTTGAAACCCTTGACCCTTTTGAAGCATGACCGACGAACTCAACCACGACAACGAACGCCTGCGTGAGGCACTGCGGCTGATCGCCGTGATGGCCGAACGCGACCGCCTGCACGACATCGCCCGCCTCGCGCGCAACGCCCTGGTGTCCGCCACACGCGCCAACCCGTCACTGCGAAACCCCGAAGGAGTGACATCATGAACCTGATCCAGGCGCAGGAGGCGTACATCGAGCAGGTCAATCGCTGCGTGCGCCCGAAAGATCGCGCCAGCCGCGTACGCCGCGCTGCGGGCCGCAGGCTGCGCGCGTATCTGGAGCGGATCGGCGTCACGGGCGAACTCGCGCATCAGGTCTGCCGCGATGCCTGGGACATGGCCGAACTTGAACGCAACGCCAACGACTGACGGAGGTTACCGATGATCACTCTCTCCCTCGTGCTGATGATCGTGGCACTGGTGCTGTTCGTCCTCGCGGCGCTCGCGGTCCCGGTGCCGCGTATCAACCTCGTGGCTGCGGGACTCGCCTTCTGGGTCCTGTCCGTGCTGCTCGGTCACTTTGTCGTCGGATGAGCCATGAGCCATCGCTGCCTCTGGCCGGGATGCAATGCGATCGTGCTGGATCACTCGTGGGGATGTCGCGGGCACTGGCATCGTCTGCCCGGCAACATCCGTTCGTGGATCGGACGCGCCTACCGCGCGGGCATCGACACGGACACGCATCCAACGGAGTCGTATCTCAAGGCACACGCCGCCGCGCTCGCGTGGATCCTCGAGTACGAGCAGCAGCACGCAGCAGCGAAGGAGGCGCGCGATGCTCACAACCGTGTTCAGTGACACGACCGTGGCGCTTCACGTGTCCTACCTCGTGTCCTCGCTGCCCTGCATCGAACCTTGCTCGTTGCGCCGCGCGCTGATCATGGTCATGGAATCGATCGACCTCATGAACCGCCAGCAGGCCGACTGGCTGGCCCGCCTGATCGGCACCGCCTCGCCCAATGTCAACTTTGCCGGCCTCACGCGGATGGAGATCCACGGGCAGGCTGTGAGCGTGACCCAGGCCGTCACCCGTCGACTGCCAGCGCCAGAACAGTACGCGATGCTGGCGCGGTTCGCCCAGACCGAACCCGAGAAGTCGGCGGGCGTGTTCGGACTGGTCGAGTACGTGAGCGAGGCAAGTCCCACCGGCAACCGCGAGGCCCTGACCGACCTCGTCTGGCGCCGTTATCTGCCGCGCCGGTATCGCGGCGGCTTTTCGTTCCGCGACATCGCACGGCGCACCCACGTGAGCAGGAGCACGCTGGCGCGCGCTGCCGACTGGCTGGACGATGAATTCGACGGGCTGGAACTGTGCGCCCTGCGGCGGCTGGAGGAAACGTTCGTGCCGCATGGCGTCTGCAAGGCGATGGTGATGCAGGATCAGACCGATTGAACCGATCAGACGGATTAGTACGGATTACTATGTTCCGTTCCACGTGGAACTTGAAAGCGTGGGACAAATTACCTACCATTTCTCCAGACTTGGAGAAGTACGCAATAGGCATAAGCAACACCTGTGGCAGGCAGCAGCAGCACCAGAAGCCCCGCACGGCATCAGTCCGTTGCGGGGCTTCTGCTTTGTGGGAGACGCATCATGCCGGGACGCTGGGCGCACCTTTACGAGACGCCACGCTGGAGGAAGATGCGTGCCACCCACCTGCACGAGCATCCCGCGTGCGTGATGTGTCTCGAACGTGGATGGGATACACGTGCAACCGTTGTCGATCACAAGCAGCCGCATCGAGGCGACACCCGTCTGTTCTTTGATCCGTCCAACCTCCAGTCACTGTGCAAGCCACACCACGACAGCAACAAGCAGCGCGAGGAACGTCACGGCATCGCTCCCGGCTGCGATGAAGACGGCAACCCGATCGACCCACGGCACCCGTGGAACCAGCAGAGGGCAGGCTCATGAATACACGTGCGAACGCAGCACACGGGCACAGTGCGGTCGTGCGGGCGTCTGGGTATGAGCACGTCGACAGCACACACGACACGCACACACGCACGACAGCACACGTGGCAGTGGCAGCAGCAGACAGCGACACGCGCGTCCATACGTCTGTGACTGCATCAGCGCCGCGCTGTCGGGTTGCTGCCGCTGTCGAGTGCGAGCGCCTCAGCCGCGCACACGAACGGCGCACACGCACGACTGCACCCACGCCGCGAGCACGTGCGGACTGCCTCCCGATCGCGAATGCATCAGCGACTGACGTAGCCGCGCGCTGTGCGGTCGCGCGCGCTCGCAGGTGCGAGCACGTCAACAGACCCGCGCCGACGGCGCTCGCGCCCGCGTCGCGCGTCGAAATCGCAGGGCGCGCCGCCCGGGGGCGGGAAAAAAGTTGGAACCGCTCGTGCTCTGCATCCCGTGAGCCGGTTCGTTTTTTTGCGCGCGGATTCCGACACCGGGGTATCCCACTATGAACCAGACGCTTAAATGGCCCGCCGATCAGGTGAAGCGTGTCGACATCGACAGGCTGATCCCGAGTGCCCGCAATGCGCGAACCCATACGGACGCCCAGGTCGCCCAGATCGCCTCCTCGATGCGCGAGTGGGGGTGGACCATGCCCGTGCTCGTGGACGAGAAGGACAACGTGATCGCAGGGCATGGCCGCATCATGGCCGCGCGCGTGCTGGACTGGCACGAGGTGCCGGTGATGACGGCGAAGGGCTGGAGCGAGGCACAGAAGCGTGCCTACATGCTCGCGGACAACAAGCTGGCGCTGAACGCCTCATGGGATGACGAACTGCTCGCGATCGAACTGGCCGACCTCAAGGAGATGGACTTCACGCTCGACCTCGTTGGCTTCAGTGAAGCGGAGCAGGATTCGATACTCGCGGGCTGGACGGGCGATGCCTCGGACGTGACGGGTGCGGGCGAGTCGGTCGAGGGCACGGACAGGCGCATCGTCCTCGCGGTCGCCCAGGCCGATGGCGAGCGCGCGTACAAGGTGATCGGTGATGCACTCACGGCATCAGGGATCGGACATGTATTCCGCACAGGATGAGCGCGCGCCACTGTGCAACGTGCTGGTCTCGTATGCATACATGGGTTCAACGATGCTGGACATGATCGGGCGCTGGCGCGACTCGATGCGGCTCGTGATTGACTGCGGCGCATTCACGGCCCACCGCCGGGGCGAGACGATCAGCCTCGATGCCTACTGTGAGTTCATCGGCCAGATGCCGGTACGCCCGTGGCGGTACTTCGCGCTCGATGTCGTGGGCGATCCCGTGCGCACGCTCGCGAACTATGACCGCATGATCGAACGCGGGTTGAGGCCGATCGCGATCTTCACGCGCGGCGAGTCGCTGGAGGTGCTGGAGCACTACTACCGCACCGCCGATGTGATCGGCACGGGCGGCATGACTGACATGCCCGGGTGGCATGGCTTCATCAACGGGCTGACGAAGGCAGCGGCAGGACGGCGGCTGCACTGGCTGGGCTTCACCAACCTGCGCTTCATGAAGTTCTACCGGCCCTACATGGCCGACTCCTCGAACTGGCGCACGGGTGACCGCTTCGGGCATATGCGGCTCTACATGGGTCACGGTCAGGTGCGGCTGATCAAGCGGACAGACTTCGTTGGCCTGCGTGACGATGCCGTGATGGCGCGCATCAGGCACTACGGCTTTGAACCTGCCGACCTGCTCAAACGTGACGGCTGGTATGGCAAGGGTGGAGACAACGTGAACAACCGCATCTGTGCGGCCAGTGCCGTTGCCTTCTCGCTCGATGTCCAGAAGCACTTAGGGACCCTGATGTTTAACGCAGTGTCGACACCGAACCATCTGCGGCAACTGATGGAGGCGTGGGAGAGGCAGCATGTCACGCGTGGACAGCTTCGAGAAGATCGTGACCGTCTACTTTGCGGCGATGACCGTTGAGCCATTCGAGTATCGCGGAGCGACGTTCAGCCCGCGACGGCTCGCGGTCAGTCCGCTGATGTTCCGTGGGCTGTCATGTCCGCCGAGGTGCGGCGGCTGCTGTCACTCGATGACCCTCGATTACCTGCCCGGCGAGGCACCGCGTGAGTGTGTCGAGATCACGCCGCGACAGGTGAGGTTCAACGAACGGGTGTGGCTGCTGTACCGGCACTACCCACGCCGTGATGGCGTGTTCTGCCGTTACCTCGACATGGAGGACGGGCGCTGCGGCATTCATGACGTGAACCCGTTCTCCTGCTCCTTCGAGATCATGCGGTTCATCGTGTCGGACGATGCCGCACGGCTGATGGTCAAGACCTTCGGGCGCGGCTGGGCGATGCTGCGTGTCGATGGCGAACGCGGCGCGCGCTGCGTGATCACGCCGTACAGCGAGGACGTGCGCGAATGGCAGCTGCGGCAGATGGCGCGCCTGCGGCAGTGGATGTGCTACTTCCACCTCAACCCGCAACGTGTCGATGAGGTCACGCGGTGGATCAGGACGGGACCGCACACGCAACCCCTTGACCTGCCCGCGATGGACAGGACGCTTACCGTGGAGGGCATGACATGACACGAGCATTGGTAGTGCTATCGGGCGGACAGGACTCGACCACGTGCCTGTACTGGGCAAAGAAACACTACGATGAGGTGATGGCGATCACGTTCGAGTACGGGCAGCGGCACGAGATCGAACTCACGGCAGCGCAGACGATCGCGCGCATGGCCGAGGTCAGGCGACACATCATCGTAAAGATGGGCGGCATCCTCAAGAGCCGGTCGCCACTGACTGATCGCAACGTCTCGCTGGAGACCTACCGCGATTACGAGACGATGGACGCGACCATTGGCGATCGGGTGGAGCTCACGTTCGTGCCGATGCGCAATGCCTTCTTCCTGACGCTGGCCGCGAACCACGCCATTGCCCTCGACTGCTTCACGCTGGTAACGGGCGTTTGTGAGTCGGACAACGCGAACTACCCGGACTGCCGCGAACACTTCATCCGGGCGCAGGAAGACACGATCAACGAGGCACTGGGCATCAGCAGCTTCCGCATCGAGACGCCATTGATACACATGACCAAGGCCGCGACGGTGCGCATGGCAGCGGACCTGCCTGGGTGCATGGAAGCACTCGCGTACTCCCATACGTGCTACGCGGGCAAGGTGCCACCGTGTGGTGAGTGCCACGCCTGTGTGCTGCGCGCGCACGGCTTCGAGGAGGCACGCATGAATGACCCGCTGCTCGTCCGTCTTGGAGTCATCGGTGACTGACATGAACGTATCGGAGCGCATCATCGAGCGGCTACGCGAACTCCACGTCCCGTACAAGGCTAACGACAACATCGCCGGTTACCTCGAAGCGGGCGAACTCGATGCCCTGCAGGAGGAGGTGGAGTTCCACGTGCGGGCGCTGCTGCACTCGCTCGTGATCGATGTCGATCACAACACGGAAGGCACGGCGCGCAGGGTTGCGCGGATGTACGTGCGCGAAGTGTTCAAGGGCCGGTATCAGGTGCGGCCCGTGATGACCGACTTCCCGAACGTGCGGCAGCTTGACGAGCTATACACCGTGGGTCCCATCACGGTGCGCTCGATGTGCTCGCATCACCTCGCACCCGTGAGCGGGCAGGCATGGATCGGTGTGATCCCGGGCGAGCGTGTGATCGGACTGTCGAAGTTCAACCGCCTGACCGACTGGGTGATGTCGCGCCCGCAGATACAGGAGGAAGCAGTCGTCCAGCTTGCCGATGAGATCGAGCAGGTCATGCACCCGAAGGGACTGGCCGTGATGATCCGTGCCACGCATATGTGCCTCGCCACGCGCGGCGTGTGTGATCACGAGACCACCATGACCACCAGCGTGATGCGTGGCGTGCTGCTCGATGACCACGCGGCCCGTGAAGAGTTTTTAAGCATCGCCCACGCACAGGGATTCTGATCATGATCCGGGTTGAGCGTTACCACGACATCTCATGCGGTCATCGCGTGTTCGGCCATGAGGGCAAGTGCCAGCACCTGCACGGGCACAACTACCGCATCCGCTTTGTGTGCGAGGCGATCAACGAGGACGAGGTAGCTGCCTCGTTTGTCGCGCCGAAGACCTACCCGCAGCGTGATGGCGGACTCGATGCCCTCGGGCGCGTGATCGACTTTGGCGTGATCAAGTCGCGCCTGTGCGCCTGGGTCGAGGACACGTGGGATCACAGGATGCTCCTGTGGTCGCGGGACCCGTTGCTCGGGCAACTAAAGGAGTTTGACCGCATGGTGGTATCGGTGCCGTTCAATCCGACCGCCGAGAACATCGCGCGTTACCTCGTGCTGAATGTCGGTCCCGAACTGCTCGCGGGACTGGGCGTGCGGCTCGTATCGGTCACGGTCGAGGAGACGCGGAAATGCAGCGCGACGTTCAGCCTCTAGGCCCGCCGTACCCGGTCAACGAGACCTTCGAGTCCTTGCAGGGCGAGGCCCAGTACACCGGCACGCCTGCCGTGTTCATCCGCATGCAGGGCTGTCCCGTGGGTTGTCCGTGGTGCGATACGAAACACACCTGGGACATCAACAGCGACCGCGAGGTGAGCGTGGACGTGATGGGCGCGAAGACCGAGGTCCCGGTCGATACGTTCGCGTGGTGCGACGTGGCGACACTCGCGCGCATTGTCGGCGCGGCGGACATCGAGCATGTGGTGATCACGGGCGGCGAGCCATGCCAGTACGACCTGCGCCCGCTGATCGAGACGCTGGAGGCGGCAGGGCATCGCGTACAGGTCGAGACATCAGGCACCTACCGGCCCTTCATCACGCGCCACACGTTTCTCACGGTGAGTCCCAAGTACAGCATGCCCGGTGGTCGCCCGGTACTGGCCGAGGCACTGTTACGCGCGGATGAGTTCAAGTACCCGGTCGGCAGGCAGACGGACATCGAGACCGTGCTCGATTACCTGCAACCGATCCACCTCGAACGCAACACGCCGATATGGCTTCAGCCACTAAGCCTGTCGA